TTCTTTTTAATTTTACTATTTTTTTTTTTTTTTTTTATAAATATAAATATTATTATTCTAGATCAAATTTATATTTTATATGCTTTTTAATCTCATCTTTTTTTGAACTATCATTAATATTATAATAATTTAAACATATATCAATTGCTTTATTATATAATTCTTTAATACTTAATTTTAATAATTTTTCTAAATTTTCTTTAATATTATCATTATTGTTGATACAAATTATTATATCTTCATTTATATTTATATCACATAACGTTAGTATATTATTATATTTGATTCCTTCATCTATTTCACTACCTATAAGTTCAAAACATTCTGTTACTAATGACACTGATGTTAATTGCGACACTGTTTCTCCAAATAAAACATGTACACATGGTCTATTATTATAATTTACTTTATTTAACATACTAGGTAAATTATATATAATAATTTTTGAATTATATAAATATATCAAACCTAAAATAATATTACTTAAATCACAATCTTTATTTAATTCATTATTTAAGGTTAATTGAATACTATTTATAATGGATATAATTTTTATTTCTACATTTGATAGATTATTTAATTGATAAGCAATTGCTTCTGTAATTTTATTATTTTTTTTTTTATTTTTCAAATGTATATTGATAAGTGTACAATACTTTTGGTTTAATATATCCGAATTCATTTTAATATTTACATATTATTATATTTTTTTTTTACCTTACTTTCAAGAATATCTGATATTTCCGTCATAAATTTAGAATTTAAATTATAATTATTTATATCTTTTCTAAATGAATTTATTGATATTAAAAATTCATTATAGGCCTCCTCTTTTCCAAAATTATTAATGTAATTTTGATCTTTTAAATCTATATCTTTTCTTTTCATATCTTGTTCTATATCATCAAAATCGTCATATATTTGAAAAGCTAATCCAAAATTATCAGAAATTTTTTCTATATCATTTAAACAATTTATATTTCCACCTCCTAGAATATATCCTCCCAAAAATGCTATTTCAAAAAAACTTGTAGTTTTTTTTTTTATTAGATCTTTAATTTCATTTTTATCTTTTGATTCTTCTATAATTTCTCTTTTTATTTTACAAAAATCTAAAGGTGTTACATCATTCAACTGACCAGTTGCCGCTCCTAAAATACCTAAATTTTTAGATACAATACCTAATATTATATTTAAATTACTTTTATCAAAAGAATCAGCAATTAATTTTATAGCAAGTCCTACGATTTCTGCTGATACTATTTGTGCCATAGTTTCTGAATATTTTCTATGAAATGACAAACGTTCTCTTCTATAATTATCATCATCCATACATGGTAAATCATCTATAATTAAACTTGCATTATGAATAAGTTCTATTGCTAAACTAAATTTTAAACTTTTCTTAATATCATTTGATAATGAATTACAAATATCTATAGCTATTATTGGTCTTAATCTTTTTCCTCCTTCTAATGAATATAATATCATTTCAATAAGTTTTTCTGAATTGATATAATTTAATAAAATATCATTTATATTATTGTTGAAATAATTTTTATAACTTACAAATTCTTCTAAACTCATTTATAATTTTATTAAAGATTATTTTTAATGTCATTGTACTTATTATTCTATATTATTATCTTTTCCAATAGTCTAATATATGATAACATAAAGTACTTATTATAGGTACTGATATAAAAATATTCATATCCCACATTTTAGGAAACCACATTCTTTTATCTTTTATTGGATACATTATAAAATTTTTTAATCCTAAAAGAGTAATATTTAATTTATTATCATCGCCTTTTCTTAGCCATATTCCTCTTATTTTAGGATTTATTTCTAAATATAATAGATATATTACGAATGAAAAGAAAAATATATTAGACAAATATATTTTTTTTCCTTCTTTATCATTTTCAATATTCATATATATAAATATATATTTATATTTATATATAATTAGTCTTAATAACATAATATTAAATAATAGTATAATTTTTATTAGTATTTAAATATAAAAGGATTTTTTACCAGATGTACTATTGGTAATAACCTTTTTAGATAAAGAAGATAATCTGGAATCATATTTTCTATTTTTTGTTTGACTTCTCTCATTTCCACCACTTTCTTCTAATTGATTTGATCCATGATCTTCTGTAATTCCTGTGTTTTCTTGACATGAACCAAAATTTTGTACATCTGTTATTCCTTCGTTTCCCTGATCATTACAATTATCTACTGATCCAGTCATTCCATGATCATTACAATTATCGACGGATCCAGTCATTCCATGATCATTACAATTATCTACTGGTCCAGTCATTCCATGATCATTACAATTATCTACTGATCCAGTCATTTCATGATCATTACAATTATCGACTGATCCAATCATGCCATTATTTATTGATCCTGGCGTTTCAGAATCAGATAATGAATTATGTGTTAATAAACTATCACCTAATAAATTTGAGCTGTTATCTACATTATCATTAAAATAAGTATAAGAACTATCTTCTGGTTGCATAACATTTTTTATTGTTTCCATTGAACTATTCATCATTTCAAGTATATCTTCTGTTATTTGATTAACATCCGCGTGATTTCCATCTATACCTTGGATACCTTGTTCACCAGTAGGTCCTTGTGGACCAGTATTTCCTAAAATACCTTGTGGGCCTGTACATCCTGCGATACCTTGTGGTCCTGTATCTCCTTGAGCACCTTGTATACCGATGGTTCCTGGTATTCCTTGGGGTCCTGGAATACCTTGTGGACCAGTAGGTCCAGGTGTAAGAGAAATAGTTGATAATTGTATTTCAAAATCATTAAGTTTAATCTCCTTATCAATATTTTCAGATTCTAAAAGCTGAATTCTATCACTTAATAATGTATTATCAGTCTTTAATTCCTGATATTTTAATCTTAATTTTGAATCTAAATTACTTACTTGAGGATCATTTGAAGCAGTAATTAAATCCATTAAAAGATCTGTAAATCTTTCGCAAAGAATTTTTTTATTTTGATTTAAATTTGACATTTATATCTTACTCTTACATTTTTTATCATTTTATTATTTTAATTTCATTTATTTTATTTTGTATACCATAAGTTCATTAATATTATTAATATATTTAGTATAATTTTGATTATTCTATATACTTTATAAAATTTTCTATATATTTAAATTAAATTGTTCGAATTTAACTTATCATTTGAGCCTTTATAGGTGGATGTGAATAATATGATAGTAATTCAATATCTTCTACAGAATAGCTATCTATGTTTTCATAAACCTTTTTTATATTTAATAAAGGAAATTCATAAGGCTTTCTAGTTAATTGAATTTTTATTTGTTCTATATGATCATTATAGATATGAGCATCACCTAATACTATTATTATTTTACCAGGTATCTTATTAGTAACTTTTGCAATTAAACTTGTTAATAATGCTGTAGAAGCAATATTAAAAGGTACTCCTAAAAATAAATCACCCGATCTTTGATACATTTGACAATCTAATTTGTTATCAGATCGTACATAAAATTGATAAGATACATGACAGGGTGGTAATACCATTTCATCTAATTGACATGGATTCCATGCTGTCATAAAAATACGTCTGGATGTAGGATTATTTTTTATTAGATCAATACAATTTTTTAATTGATCAATACCCATATTTTCATAATTTTTATTAAAACCATTATAATTAGCATTAAAATGCCTCCATTGAAAACCATAAATAGGACCACAATCTCCTTCTATATAATGTTGTAATTTATTTTTATTTAAATATTCTCGATTACTATTTCCCTGCCATATTCTTACACCTTTTTTTTCTAAATCATTAGAATTTGTGTTAGCTGATATAAACCAAAAAAGTTCTTCAACAATTCCTTTCCAAAATACTTTTTTAGTAGTTAATAAAGGAAATTTGTTAGTAATATCATTAAATTCCATTTTTAAACCAAATTTGGATTTGGTTATTGAATTTCTAGTTATTCTTTCTTCTCCATTATTCAATACATCTTTAATTATATTTAGATAATCTAATTCATCTGATATTAAATTATGAGAATTATCCAATGTATTATTATAAATTATTTTATCAAACTTTAGTTCTGAAATAATACTTTTATCTACATTTGATAATACATTTTTTTCTAAAAATAATTCTCTACTAACTTCTTCCCAATTTCCTTTAAATTTAGGGAAATAATTAAAATTAAAATCTTTATTTTGATAAGATATTTCAGAGTTTTCTTGAATTTTATTTAATATTATTTCATCAAAATAGTTTTTTTCCATGAATTCCTTATATATTGAACTTCCACCAATAACATATAAATTTTCTAAATTATTATTTAATTTAGCATATTGAATCGATTGTTCTATCGAATTAAATAAATAAGTATCTATATATTTATTATTTTCTAGATCAGATTTTACTAAATTATAATTTTTTCTTGATATAATAAGATTTATTCTATTCATTAGTGGAAAATATTTATTAGGAATCGATTTATATGTATTATAGCCCATTAAGACTCCATTTTTTTTTTCTGAATTTTTTACGCTAATAGTTATATTTTTAAAAATTTCCATATCCTTCTTCAATTTAAACAGTAAATCATTTTTATAACCTATCGCATTATCATAATTTACACATGCTATACCAATTATTTTCATTAATTCATATAAAACATAAAATTATATTTAAATATTTTTATATTTGAGATAGTATATTTATTTATATTTATATATATATATATATATGGGAGCACTTAGAGCTATCATTACTACATTAATTTCAATATATATAGTTAATATTATATATAATAATAAAAATAAGCTAAAAAAATATCCTATATTTAATCCTGTTTTACCATATATGAATAAAGGTAAAGCTTATGCTATTATAATGATAATGATTATCATTATGATAATATGGTAATTATATTTTTATTAAATTATTACTTTAATAAAAATATTTATTTAATATAAATATGCAAAGTGGAAATTTAAATGAAACAATGTCTAATCTTAAAAATAAAGTTGATAATAATTTATACATAAAATCAATAAAAAATTCAGCTTTTATTGATCGATTAAATTCAGAAAAAAAAAATATAATAGGAAATTGGAGAAAAACACTTCCGATAGCAACAGCAATTTTTTTATTATTTTTCTATTTTTACTATATTTTTAGAAGAGTACCCAGATTTTTAAATAGACTAAAGTGTTATATGTCAATTACAAATATATCATCTCTTGCATCGTGTAAAGAAGTTACAAATAAAAAAAATAATTATAGATTATGTGATTTTTTTATTGCTTCATCCTATAAATCTTATTTACCATGTACAAATTATTATGATTTTGCTTCTTCTCAAGCTATTAAAGCTGTTTTAGCATATGGTGCACGCTATATAGATTTAGATATTTTTAATAAAAATTTTAATCAATGCACAGAACCTATTGTTTGTAATGGTACTGAATTGGGGAATTGGCACTGGACTAGTACTATTTCATTTGAGGAAGTTTGTGAAACTATTGCTAATACCGCATTTTCAAAATTAATAAATAATTCTAGTGATCCATTATTTATAAATTTGAATTTAAATATCAATTCAAATATAGATACTGCTAATAAAATTGCTAAATTATTAGAAAAATATTTTGCAAAAAGATTACTATCACGTAAATATTCATATCAAGGTATAAATCCTAATCCCGATGCAAGTGTTAATATTGCTACTGTACCAATTACTGAATTATTTAATAAAGTTATTATTATATGTGATAAAGATTATGAGGACTCAAAGTTAGAAGAATTAGTTAATATTTCCAAAAAGGTTCAATCTAATTTTAGAACCTTAACTTATACAGAAGTTAAAGATTCATATGATTTAGAGGAATTAACTGATTTTAATAGAAAAAATTTAACAAGAGTTGTTATTGATAAAGTATATCGAAAAAAAAATAATTTTAATTATAATATACCATGGTATATGGGATCTCAATTTATATGTATGGATTATTTTCATCCAGATGAACATATGAAAAGTTATCTTAAAAGATTTAAAAATTCTTCGTTTGTTCTTAAACCGTATAAATTACGTTATAATCCTACTTATATTAAATCTCCTAAAAAGCAGGATAAAAGAATTGCCTTTGATCCCCAAAGATTTACTTCACCTACTCATTCTATTTTACATTAAATTAATAAAAAAAGAATATTTTTTTTACTTAAGAAAGCCTTATATATAAATATTAATAAAACAATGATTTGTTTAAAAAAAAAAAATAAAAATGAAATTAAAAAATTTAAAAATATAATTCATTTTTTAATTTTTATATCAAATACACATCCATTATATAATTATATTTTACATTTAATGAATTATATTTTAAATAATTATAGAAAATATAATATTAATGCTAAAATATGCAATCCTAATAATAATTTAGCTAATCAATTTGAAATAAGAACATTTCCTTCTACTATTATTTTAAAAAAAGAGGATTATTATCTTTATAACGGTACTGATATTAATCAAATTGAAAAATGTATCAGAGAGTTTATAAGCTAAATTTTTGTTTCATATCAACAAAAATTTTCCATAAAATGGTTTATATGAATCATTTTCTTTATCAATCATTAAATCATAAATAGCTAACATTATAAAAGTCATAATAAAAGAATAAAGTAAATTTATTTCAAAAATTCCATTACAAATTATTAAAAAATAAATTAATCTAAACAGTCTATTATCAGTATATAATCTGCTTAATTTCATTGGTGGTGATATAGTACAAGTTATTATTCCAAACATTGCCAAAAAATATGGATTTTTAAAGATTAAATTATTATTCATATTATAATATAATATTTATTATTTTATTTATTTAATAAATCTTTTTCAAATTGTAATAAAGATTTGCTAAAATTTATTCCGGGTGTAAATGCTACAGATCTTTTTGATTTTACTGATTCTATCGATTCTTTTAGAGACATATTAGCATATTTCATCAAATAACATGATATTATACTTGCTGAACGTTGCTTTCCTGCGTAACAATGAACTAAAATATTTTTAAAATTCAATAGTTCTTTATTTATTAAATTTACAGCTTTATCTATATATAAATAAAATTTATCTATCTCTTCTTCCTCCAAATTATCATTTATACTTATTCTAATATTTGTAGTATAATTTGAAAAAAATGGTATATCTTTTGTACAATTAATAACTATTTCAATATTATTATCATCAAAAAAAATTTTATTTTTAGCTGATCTTATATCTCCTAACCATAAATGTGGTAAAATTTCACATACAGCCATTTATTATTTATATTAATATATATTATTATATTTATATATTAATATAAATAATGTTTTTCATTCTTAATTCTCTTAAAAAATATAATATTTATAATAATTATTCAAAAATTACTGATAATATTTTTTTAGGTAATAAATATGCTGCTTTTGATCGTAAATTTTTAGAAGAAAATGAAATAAAAGTTATAGTTAATTGTTCTAAAAATATTGATTTTATAGAATCTGATTATTACATAAAACATAGAATTCCTGTTAACGATGACTTATCTAATGTTTCTATTAATATTATGAGTATTTATATGAAAGATTTGATACCTATAATTAATAAATATATTAATAAAAATTATAAAATATTTATTCATTGTAGAGCTGGCATGCAGAGATCAGCAGCATTTTTATGTGCTCTGTTAATATATAGATATAAAATCAATAAAATTTATGCTATGCAATATATTAAAAATAAAAGATCATGCGCTTTTTTACCCTTTTGTAATTTTGGTTTATCTATAGATATGTATGAAAATTATCTTAATAAAAAATTTGATTTAAAATAATTATTAATCAATTACATTGATACTTCCTTCTGAATAATGGCAAGCATGAACATTTATGATTTATCAAATGTTAATAATCGTATATTTGAATATTTAGAAACTGATAAAGATATAAATTATGCTAATAATTTTAAAAATATAGGATTAAATCCTCATACTGATGGTATTCCATATAATGATGATTCTAGAAAAAATCGTATTCAAAGTTTTTTAGTAACATCAAATAATATTAATGATGATAATTCTTGGTCTAGAACTACTATATTTATTCCTGAAAGTAATAAATTTATTAAATTATTTCATTGTTATTGGTTGGTATATCACTCTAAATATCTTAAAAAGTGTTTAAGTGGGAAAAAAATTGTAAAAGGTATATTAACAAATAAATATTGTAAAGATTGTACTAAAACAATTAATGAATCATGTCCTCAATGGTTTTGGAGATTTAATATAATAGATTTTAATTCAAATTTAAAAAAACTATATAAATATTCTCAAGATAAAGTAGCAGATGAAATTAAAATAGAAAAATGGTGGAATATTTTAGATAATTTTGAAAAAGAATCTATCTTAAATAAAATTACACCAGATAAATTCAAAATTGTAAAGACTAACTTTACAGGAGGTGAATTAGTACTATTTATGCCTGGAATTATACATTGGGTAATGACTCCATTAAAGGGTGATAAACTTTATACAAAATTATTCCTGGAATTATATACTCATAATACACAAAAAAAAGATGATAGTGAGTACACCGTTGATGATGGATCATTTAAACAAGATGCTAGAAATTTTGAGAAAATAAAATATATAAACAATTTTGATAATCTTGAAAAAATTGAACAAAACTTAAATTCTAATGATTTTATTGAAAATTTAACTAAATTAGAATTAGAGTCTGTCGTAAATTCATTAAAAAACTATGGTTTAGTTGGTATTAAATTTTTAAATACATCAGGCAATAATAATCTACAAAAAGACATCTGTAATTATTTATCAACATTACTAGAATTTCCACAAAATTATAATTTAATAAATATAGATATAATGAAAGCAATTGTAAATAAAGGTAGCTTACTTAATGATTTAAAATTAGAAAATAAACATTTATATAGATATCCTGATGCCTCTCAAATAAAAAGAAATTTATCATCTATATTTGCTAGTTCTAGTGGTAATACAGGATTAGGTGCTTATTCTAAAGTATTAAAAAAGAATGAATTACTTTATAATAAGCTAATTAAGATATTAGATCCAATATTTATTGAAATATATGGGGAAAATGTAAAATTAGATTGTATTGCTATTGGTTATCAAGGAAGTAAATAATGTTAATAGGTTTCAATATGATATTCTTTGTGATTCAATAACATTTCTCTAACTTCTGTTTCATAACGCTTATCTAATTGTTTATTACCTGTATCATAAATTTTCATAAAATTTTCAAATTTTTTTTTTCCTTTTTCATCTAAAGTATTAGCTTCTTTCTGAATTTCAAAGTTACTATCGAGCATATTATAACTTTTTTCAACCATTCTATTAATTATCTCTTTTTTCTCACGCTTAACCCACATTTCTTTTTCAGCATTATATATTAATGCTTTGGAAGTTTTATCATCAACTATTTTGGTATTCCAATTTTGAGGTTTTTTTGGATTAAAATGTATTATTTCTATACAATTCGTTATAGCTGAAAATGGTCCATTAAACCAATGTCTAAAATGTTTATCAGTTATATAACTAGTATCTTCATTACCAAATCCATTTATATGAATATTGATTTCTTGTTTATCTATATTAGTACTATTGTCATTATTTGTTGTATTATTATTATTTATATTATTATTATTATTTCCCGCATGTTTCATTAATGTTTCAATATGATTCATTAAAAATTCTTTTTGTTTTTCCATCTCTTCTTTTGTATGATTTATTAATAGTTCCATCTGTTGCTTTATTAAAGCTATTTCAGCTTCTTTTACAGCCATTTCAGCGATTCTTTCTTTCTCTTTCAGAGCTATTTCAGCTTGTATTTCAGCTTCTCTTTGAGCTATTTCAGCTTCTTTTTGAGCTATTTCAGCTTCTCTTTGTTTCTCTTTTTCAATTATTTCAGCTTCTTTTTGAGCTATTTCAGCTTCTAATACTGCAATTTTGTTATTTTCTATTTTATCTTTTTCAGCTTTTACTTCGGCTTTTATTTTACAAATCTTCATATGTTTGCACATATTACTGCTTGTAGAATACGATTTACTGCAATAACTACACGTATATTTTGATTTAGAATTAAATTGATTGGATTTTGTAGGATTCAATTTTGATTCAAATGGAGTTAAAATGACGCATTTTTCTTCTAAATCATATTTTAAGGTATCAACCTCTATGTCCATTAGCAAAGGTTTACACAATGTCTTCTTATTTAAATGCCTTCTTAAACCATTTTTTTGGTCGCTAGTAAACCCACATCTTTTACATTTATATAGCATGTCTATATATTATATATAGATATTAATTTTAAATAATTACTTAATTACTTATAAAAATTAACTTAAGTAATTATTTTTAAAAATTACTTAAAAGTATTTAAAAAATTGCTTAAAATGAATCCAGACAAAAACCACAGAGAGAGAAATTTAATTTTGGAAAATTTGAAAACGAAAACGAAAATGAAGGTGAACTTTTTTTGGTTTTTTTGAACCTCATAATCGCAGTCTTAAATATATATTTTAAGACCATGGGACCATATAAAAATTGTAAAAAATATACATTTTTTGGAAGTTATATACCTACTTTTAAAACAATTAAAAAAAATTTATTAATTTAAGTATAAATTAATAAATTTTGATTTATAAATTAACTTTTATTTATATAAATAAAGCTAAATTTATGAATTTGGATAAAAAACAATCAATGGCATTAAATAGATTTATAAACGGTTATAATCTATTTATTACAGGTGGAGCAGGAAGTGGAAAGAGTTATTTGATAGAAAAATTTGTTAATTATATAAATATTAATACAGATAAAACAATTTCCATAACATCAACTACGGGTATATCTGCATTAAATATAAATGGTATTACTTTACATAGCTGGGCAGGATTAGATAAAAATACTAATTACGAAAATGTAGATATATTTATAAATAAGATACAAAATAGCTATAATAAATTAAATAATTATTTATTTACTGATATTCTAATCATAGATGAAGTTTCAATGCTAGATTCTGATACGCTAACTTTTTTAAATTTAATATGTAAGAGTATTAGAAATAATAATGAATCATTTGGTGGAATACAGTTAATATTAGTAGGAGATTTTGGACAATTACCTCCCGTAAATTCAAATAGTTTTGCTTTTAACAGTAAATATTGGGATAAAATAATAGATTATACAATAGTACTAAATACAATTTATAGACAAAATGAAGATACAATGACTAAATTTCTATCTAATATAAGAAATGGTATTATAGATAATCTAGTTTTAGAAAAAGTAGAAGAATGTTCAAAAATTAATGATTTATTAAATTATACACATCTATATCCTAATAAATTTAATGTAGATGTAAAAAATTTAATTGAATTAGAAAAATTGAAAGGTGATGCAATAGAATTAGGAGCAAATATCATTTGTAAAGAAAATGATAACTTTATCGACTTTCCAGATAATCTAAATGTACAAGAAGTAATAACTTTAAAACCGAATGCATTTATAATGCTTACAAGAAATATTGATATAGAACAAAAGTTAGTAAATGGTACTCAAGGTTATTTCAAAGGTATAAATGATTCAAATAAATTAATATTTCAAAATGATAATGGTATTCATTTCATTTCAAAATATTTATGGGAATTTGAAAACTTTAATATTGAACAATATCCTATTTGTCTTGCTTGGGCGATAACAATTCATAAATCACAAGGTATGGGTATTGATTATTTAAGTGTAGATATAGGAGATAATATCTTTGAAGATGGACAAACATATGTAGCTTTATCTAGAGCAAGATCGTTAAATGGTTTACATATAAAGAGTTTTAGTGAAAAATCAGTAAAATGTAATAATAATGTATTAGAATTTTATAATAATTTAAATAAAGATTCAACAAAATGGATAACTGATAAAATAAATGGTACTACAGTATTTATAAATAAACTAGATGGGCGAAGTCTATACAAACTTCCTAAAAGTGGAATTCTAATTGAAAAAAAAAATTATAGTGAGAATAATATTAATACTTGTAAATATAGTAATTATAATATAATATGTTCAATTTGTAATTCATTTGGTTGCAGAAATGATTTATTATCTTGGTATAAAGAGAAAATATGTACAGGGTGTGTTATAAAAAATAAGGATTATCGACAAATAAATAAAACAGATATTTATAAATTATTTACTAAATATAGTAAAAAACATATAAATGAAAAGATTAAAACAATACCTTGTAAAATAATCGTAAATAACAATAGATTTAAAACAAAAACAAAAATTTACTTGATAAAAATTTTAAAAAATTATTTAACTGAATCCCATGAAATTAATAAAGCTACTATTAAAATAGAAAAAAAAAAAAATTTAGAAGAAATAAGTAATAACATAGATAATATTGAATTATACAATAAATTAAAAGAGTACAGAAATACACAAGCCAAAAAATTAAAACTTCCAACATATTGTATTTTTGCTAATAAAACCATTGAGGAACTTTCAAAGACAAAAATTTCATCATTAGATGATTTACTACTGATAACTGGAATTGGAAAAAATAAAATAGACAAATATGGTGATGATATTCTAAGAATTTTACAATAAATAAATATTTATTAATCAACGTAATTTACAATTAATATTAATCTTTTTAATTATTACACAATTTTTATTTACCTTGTATTAAAATAAATGTTTTTTAATTTACCCATAGAGATAAGAAATATTATATGGAATGAAGCCAATCATCAATTTTATAAAGAGATTTATTCTAGGGTACTAAATGAAATGAACGTAACATATTTTTTAATAAGTCCATTGGAAGAATTAACTTGGGACGAGTATTTTAATACCATATTTATAAATAATAGAATTAGTGTCGGGGGTATGCCTTTTGCGATGCTCTGTTTAAAAAAAGCAAAAAAATCTGGGACTTGTTAAAAATTAAGCGCACGAGCTTCAGCAGCTTTTAAACGTAATAATCGTTCATAATTAATTCGTTCTTCTTCTAATTTATTCTTTTGCTCTTCTAATTTATCTAAAATCTCTTTTTTATTTTCTTCAATTCTTTCAAACTCTGAATCAACGTTTTTTTTTTTTTCAGCTAAATCTACACTTGAAACAAGTTTTTTATCATCAAAATCTATTTGTTGCTGACTTATCATACGTATTATTGGATTAAAACGACCAATTTCATAATTGTCAGTACCTCTACAACTATTTACGATATAGGTACCTTTTCCTAATATTTCGAATAACTGGCTCATGCTTATTTGTTCATTTGGAAGAATTCTATTTAATTGATCAACATTTATTTTATTTTTTACGTTAAATTTTTTAGATAATAAAATTTTATTGTTTTTTATTTCTTCGAATGTTTTAAAATTATTAAAAAAATATATACCTATATATTTTACCATAGGATCATTAAAATTTAGATTAATATCATTATAATTATCATTTTCTCTATATAATTTTGGACAAGAATATAAATATGCCTCTGACTCACGAATCCACTCGAAAAGTGGTTCATGCTCTAAATCATTATATTTTTTCATATAGTCTTTACTTGTATAAATTCTATAAATTTTGTTAGGTGTTATACCATCATTTTTTAATAATAGTTTATCAGGATCAGATGGGTTTTTAGCACTACTTAATATATCATTATCAGCCTCAGTATTCATAGGAGCAAATTGCGATGATCGTGTTAAACTAATTAATTGTATATCTTTGGGAATTTTATTAATAGTAATATAATTATAATCTTTAATTACAGTTTTACCATGAGCAATTATAACATATATAGGATTATTAGTGTAAAATTCAGTCCAAGAAGGAAGTGATATTTGATCCCATCTATTTTTCATATTATATAAAATTTCTTTAGGCTCACATAAAGAATCATATTTCATTCTACTATGAGATAAATGTTTATCTAATGACCAATTTATATATTTATTTATATTTTCAAAACTAGTAATTTCGTTCCAATTTAACAAAGTTTTAGGAAAAATATCTTTATTTTCTCTATTTATTAAATGAATTTTTTCAATACTTATTTCAGAATCAGTAACAAATTGTACAATACCTAACTGCCAATAATAATTTTTTGATATACGAACTATAACTTTCTGATTTTTATAAAAAATATTTTTCCATTTTTTTTCATATAAATTTTTTTCATATAAATTTTTATATATTATATAATTTTCAGGAACATAAAATTTAACAATATTTGTAATATAGCCTTGATTAGTATTTTTTGTAATAATTTCTCTAAAATTTTCTTTTTTAGCTTCTTCATTAAACAGAAATGCTTTAACTGGATTAATACTTTTAATTATACCTATATCTGAATGATTTGAATTTAATAAATTTATAATAACTTGTTGACCTATTTGAAATTTGTATTTACCATCAATAACACCACCTTTTAATGTTAAAATGAATAAATAATTATTTATAATTTTTCTACCTAATTTCGTATTAATATTAACTTTTTTATTGGTTTTCGGATTAATTATATATTTATACATTTATATATATAAATATATGTTTAGAATATAATTTAATATAATTTAATATAATTTAATATGTATTATTCCATATTTTTTTAATAATAGTAGTTGAAACAGATATACTATTATTCTTTTCTAATAATTTTTTGGTAAGACTAATATTTTTAAAATCAGGAGTTTTATATGAAAAAATAACTTTGATTTGATCATCGTTATATTTTTTTTTTTTT